CGACGAGTTCATGCGCACCCAGGCCTACGTGTGGAAGGCGAACCATGAAGCCTTCATGCGGGCAGCCGAGGAAGGCAGGGCCCAGGGGATGGATGCTCGCTGGATCGAGAGCCGTGCGGATGAGCTGGCGAAGAACACGATCTTCGATGGCGTGTTCACTGACGATCAGCTGATCGAGTTCCGCCGCACCAGGAACGAGCAATACGGCATCCCTGCCGGTGATGAGATCGGCAACGATGAGTTGCGGGCCATGCTCTACAACATGTACAAGAACGCTCCGAACTTGGCCGATGACATTGGCCAGGTTGCCTACAACCGCGGAGCAGACATTGCCTTCACCAATGATCTGAAAGATCCGATCAGCCAGGGCGTTCAGTTGATGCGGCAGAACCCGATTGCCGGCTGGCTGATCCCTTTCTGGAAGGTGCCGATCAATGGCATCGGTTGGGTGCTGAACCGCGACATCCTGGTGCGGATGCCAGCACAGCTGGTCATGGAGGTGCAGCAGGCCAGCTCGCGCCGTGCTGGTGATGCTCTGCGTTATACCCCCGAGCAGATGGCGGATGCCAGGGCCCGCACCGTGGTGGCGATGGGCCTGGCCGCCGGCACTCACATGCTCTGGGAAGGCGGCATCTTCACCGACGGCGGCCCGGCCGACCCCAGGCAGAACGAGCGCTGGTCACGCAACAACAGCCCCTACAGCTTCAGCCTGGTGAACACCATCGCTGCCGGCATCAAGGTGCGTGCCAACGGCATCGATCCGATCGATCTGATGGGTCTCCATGCCGACACCCTGAGGGCTTGGCACGAGGGCTACATCCAGGAAGGTGATGCGGCCAAGGCCGTGGAGAAGATCATCTTCGCCTGGGGCAACCTGCTGAAGAACAAGGCTGCGCTGAAGAACATCACCACGATCCTCAACGTGATGCAGGATCCTGAGCGCTACGACTTTGGAGACATCCTGGCCGACCAGATGGGCGGCATTTTGCCGATCTCCGGCTTGATGGGGCACGTCGGGCGGGTGATGGAAGACCCGAGCGAGCGCATGGTGAAGATGCGCTTCCCCTCGAAGGAGGAGATGGCCGCCTTGGGTAAGGACCCTTTGTTCGGCGTGTTGCAGCCGGTGGTGGACATGCTGCAAAAGGCCACGGCCCGTGCGTTCTCCAGCTACCCGGGGCTCAGTGGTTTGCAGCCCCGGCAGAAAGACTGGCTAGGCAGCAAGATTCAACGGCCTCTGGGCTTGCCCCTTGATCTGGCCATTCCATTCATGCCGGTGATCAGGCCACAGGATCCCCTTTATGACTGGCTGGACCGTCACGGTTTCGGGGCGAAGCCTCACCCGGAAGGAAAGCTCTCGGTTGTGGCCGGCGGCCCTGAGATCGTGATGACCCACGAGGAGGAGGATTTCTACCGGGAGACCATGCGCACCATCCGTGGTGGAGTTCATCCAGAGCAGCTGGGAATGGGCGCCAACCCTGTGATGGACATCTGGCCGGTGGTGCAGGGCAAGACGTTGCAGCAGGCACTGCGGGTGCTGATGCGTGACCCCAACTACAACCAGCTGCTCAACATTCCTCAGGGCCAGATCAGCCCGAGCCTGATGGCTCAGCCAGGCAGGACATTGAGCGAGCGGCAGAAGGGGCCCGGCGGTGAGCTTTACAAGCCGATCGACCAGGTGATCGAGTACTACGACAAGCTGGCCCAGCTTGAGCTGGTGAAGAACAGCCAGTTCACGGTGCGCGATCGCATCCTTGGGATGGCGAAGCAGAAGCAGGACGCACTGCAACAGTTCGCTGAAAGCGCAAGCGCATTAGGCATGGTTAGGCAATAGGCATCCCGATAGCCTGAGAAGTGCACAGGTGCACAGCTGCAGGCGGCGATGGCCACTCCTTTCTCCTATCGCCAGTACGCAGGGAACGGGGCAACGGCGACATTTTCTGTCCCGTTCCCCTACCTGCTCAAGGCGCACGTTCACCTTTACCTGGGATACGACATTCTTGATGGCACCTTCACCAGTGAACTGGCTGAAGGCGTTGGCTTCAGCTGGACCAGTGGCACGCAGGTGCAGTGTGTGGCGGCTCCAGCCGCTGGGCAGACGCTGACCGTTATTCGCTTGACCCCGAGCGGAACACGCCTGGTCGATTGGCAGGACGGCAGCAACCTGATCGCCGACGATCTCGATACCGCCGACCTGCAGAACCTGTACGTGGTGCAGGAACAGCAGGACCGTAACGACGCGGCCATCACACAGCTAGGGGCCAGCGCCACGGCGGCCCAGGCTTCGGCAACCGCTGCGCAGGCTTCAGCCACGGCGGCCCAGGCAGAAGCCGTCACGGCCACCACGGCGTCGAACGCTGCGATCGCAGCGGCAAACGCGGTGACCAGCACCGCGAATGCCGCATCAGCAGCGGCCAATGCAGCAGTGCAGATCGCCACGGCGGCGGCCGTACCGCAGAGCCCCATTCAGGTGCTCGAGCCACTGGAAATCCTGATCAACGCTGCCTTCAGTGTTGGCCGGCCCGGCGCCATTCCCTTCGGTGTTGGCCCTGTGCTGACGCCTGGGGCTGCGTTCTCTGGCATCAGTCAGAGCGATTACTACCCCATTCACCACGCTTCAGGGAGCTTCTGCTGATGGCAACTCAACCTTATGGCGACGCAATTCCAGGCTTCGCCATTCCCGAACATGACTACGTTGCGATGACGTACTCGGGCACAAATCTTGCGACGGTCACCTACAAGCAAGGTGGCGCATCTGGGACAACCGTTACCACGCTGACCCTTGCCTATGACGGCAGCGGCAACGTCACCAGCATCACCAAGAGCTGAGCCATGTCCAACTACGCCTTTAACCCGTTCTCGGGCACGCTTAGCCCAACAATTCCTGGCCCCATCGGTCCCGTCGGGCCGGAGGGAACAACTGGCTCGGTGTTGCTGGATGAGCTGACTGCGATCTATCGCAACGGCTCGTTCTCAGTTGGCACCCCTGGGCAAGTGCCATTCGGCGTTGGCCCGGTGGTGCCTCCTGGCACGGCGTTTCACTACGTCAGTGCTGATGCCTACAACCCTATTCACCTTCCGTCAGGGAGCTTCTGCTGATGGCCGTACTTCCGTCCACAGGGTTTCCGGCCACAGCGCCGGTTGCTGAACCCAGCCTGCAGAAACTGCAGCAATTTGATCAAGACACACTGCCAATCGGTCGCCCTGGTGATCGCAGCTATGGCGGTCGTTCTGTGATCGACCCCACTTCCGCCTCTCACATGTGAGCCATGGACTTCCGTTTCTACAAGGCTGATCCCGAGCCCGGGACCAACGTGCAATGGCCTGAGCAAGATCCCGCCGCCGAGCCCACCTTCACCTTGGTGGCACTGCAGCGTGATGCTGACCCTGACGCCAACACCCACGACGGCTTCGATTACTTCGGGGCCTATGGCGTTGGTGATGACATCGACGCCTGGGCTGGTGGCCAGCCGGTGACAGCAATCACCAAGACGCAGCTACCCAATCCCGTCACCTTCTACCCCGCTCCTTTCAACGAGGCCTGAGCCATGACTGTCATCACACCATTGCTCCGCGTCAAGGAGCGCATTGTTGGTCCCTCCGGGATCTTCAACATCGAGAACGAGTGGTACGGCTACCGCGATCAGTGGCGCTACACCGTGGGCCTGGCCGGCATGAGCGGCTTCGGCATCGGTTGCTGCCCCATTGAGCTGCTGCCGGCCGACTTCGCACCGCTGAGCGCTGGCACCTACGACCCGCTGCGCGAGCATCCTCACTTCGGGAACTACATCCACATCCCGAGCGCTTCGATTGTGTGCTTCATCCCGGCGCACTACATCGACGTGCAGGCACCGGGTAACACCAACGCGCCGTTCTATGGCACGAAGGTGGTGATCAGTGACACGCAGAGCGGCAACGCTGTCCTGCCCAAGGCGTTCACTGATTCCGGCTCGAGCCTGATCGGCGTTTTCGTGGACAAGTACCAGATCTCCAACGGCAAGCCCGATGGCTCTGGCGCCCCGAACCACACCAACGGCCCCGGCGGCACCCCGCTCACCGGCGGCATCGCCGTGTCGCGGCCCCTGCACTGGCCCTGCAGCCCCACCACCAAGGACGACGGCGGCACCGACTGGAACAGCCCCTTCAGCCTGGTGAACAGCACCGCGCTGAACAGCGCTGCCAGCACCCCCGCCAACAACTTCGGCGGCGTGTGGGCCCTGGTGAAGACCCGCGGCCTGGACTTTGCGCCCATCCCCCTGTGGATCCGCAGCCAGATCGCCTTCCTGTCGCTGGCCCATGCCCAGGCACTGCTCGATGCTGGCGGCGCACCCATCGCCGGTGCCACCACCAAGGCGGCCTGGATGGACGTGGCGCCCTATGCGCCCAAGGGCAACAACAACAACGGCTCGGACGTGAACAAGTCCAGCCTGCAGTTCGCCCGCACGGATCTGACCGGGCACAACGGCTCGGGCTACGCCGGCCGCAACAGCCGCGCCTTCACCGGCGCCGCTCGGATCAGCGGTGCTGCAGCCACTGAGCACACCACTCACAACGGTCAGCTCAGCGGGATCGTGGACATTCAGGGCAACCAGTGGGAGATCGCACCTGGCCTGACCAACAGCGGCGGCGGCAACGGGGGCTTCCGTCTGTTCCCGAGCTCTGCAGCCTGGACCAACACCACCGGCAATGCCTCGATCACAGGCGCTTCTGGTGTGCTGTCCCTGGCTGCGGAGAGTGTTGCGGCGGCCGATGACGGCATCTGGTTCGGCAGCGCTGGCTGGAGCTACCTGGTGCCCCACAGCGGTGGCACCTTCCACCCCTCCAGCAGCTTCAGCAACGCCACCAAGCGGGCGATGACGGAGACCCTGATTCCCAGGGAGCTGGGCACCAGTGGCACACAGACCAGCACCAACATCTTTGGTGGTGACGGCGTGTATCGCTCTAGCCCCAATGACCTGCTGCCGGGTGTTGGGGGCAGCTGGGGCAGCACGGCCACTGCCGGTGTGTTCGACGTGGGTCTCAGCGACACCTCCGGCTACGCGGGCAACGCCGATGGGGCGCGTGCCGTCCGCCTTCTGGCTGCGTGAGCAGCCATGTGGGGCCCGCGGCAGCGGGCCTTCCCTCTGACGCCACACCGCCGGAAGAACAGGCCCTGGGCCTCGACCGCCGGCGGGAGCGTTACTGGCTCATCGAGCGGCGCTGCAAGGACCTCTGCCTCTACCTCGACGTTCTTACAAGGAACATGCCGCGGTATGAAAAGTATGTCCTCAGCGCCAAGATGCGTGAGATCGGGTATCTCTGTCTGGAGTTGGCCATTGCCGCCAACAAGAAGCAGCACAAGAAGACAGATCTCACACGCTTCAATGTGCAGCACGAGTTCCTCAGGCAGCTACTCAACCTGGCAGTGGAAGCCAAGTTCATCGAGCCCAGAAGGCACCGCGTTGCCTGCGAAAAGCTCGACGAAGTAGGCAAGCTCTTAGGAGGCTGGCTACGCTCTGAACTCAGGGCGGACTCCTGACATGCTGCCGAATGTTGGGGGCAACTGGGACAACACGGCCAATGCCGGTGTGTTCAACGTGAATCTCAACAACACATCCGGCAACGCGAACAACAACAATGGGGCGCGTGCCGTCCGACTTCGACACAATCACGCCCAGCGTCGGGCCTCACGTGGGACCGGCCGTGTCGTGTTGAAGGGAGGGAGTTCGTCCTTGAGCCCACTGGGCTCTCAATAGCCGGGGAAGGCGATTCCAGTAGCTCTGCGACCGTCTCGCCATGCCCCACAAACTCAGCAATCTGTGGCCCCAGATCGCCAGCTACGACGCGCTGCTGGACGCCTGGAAGGAAGTCAGGAGCGGCAAGGGCGACAAGCGGTTGATCCTCCAGTACGAGAGCAACCTGGCGGTCAACCTGTCCCACCTGGAAGCCAAGCTGCTGGAAGGCAGGTATAAGCCGCGGCCGCACTATGAGTTCTGGATCAAGGACCCGAAGCCCCGGCTGATCCAAGCTCCCTTCCTTGAGGATCGCATCGTCCAACATGCCGTCTGCAACGTGCTGCGTGTGCCCCTGCAGCAGCGGTTGATCGCCCACACCTACAGCTGCCTGATCGGCCGCGGCACCCATCGCTGCAGCCAGCAGTTCCACGCCTATCTGAAGAATCGTCGCTGGAAGTATTACCTCAGCCTCGACATCAGCAAGTTCTTTTACAGCATCAACCACGAAGTGCTCTATGCCGAGATGTGCCGTCACATCAAGTGCAAGCCCACGCTTGCTTTGTTGTGGCGCTACATCACGGTGAACGGCGGCGACTGCGGCATCCCCATTGGCGCGAGCACCAGCCAGATCATGGCCAACATGGCGCTCAACCCCCTCGATCACTTCGCCCGGCGCGAGCTGAAGCTCGACACCTACCTCCGCTATTGCGACGACATGATCGCCCTGTTCGAGACCGCTGAGGCCGCCCACGCTGCTCACCAGGCGATGGCGCAGAAGGTGGAGGAGCTGGGCATGAGGCTCAACAACAAGAGCGGTGTGGGCTGGGTGGATGACGGCGTGGACTGGGTTGGCTACCGCCACTGGCGCACCTACAAGCTGATCCGCAAGCGCTCGCTCAAACGCCTGAAGCGCAAGGCTGCGGCCGGCTGCAGCCTGGAGACGACCATGGCCTACCTCAGCCACGCCAAGGACACGGCAAGCCTGCGGTATGTGCGGCAGCTGCTTTGGCGCTGCAATCCTGAACACCGCCCGGAGATCTACGCCTGGGTTTGCCGGCACAGGCCAGGCCGATACTGTGCAGTAGTGCAACCCAAGTGATTGGTGGACCCAGCGAGCATCCTTGCCCTCATCGGACTCGGCGGCTCTGGTGTCGCCGCGCTTTGGAAGATCGCCAACGGCCTGGGGCGATTTGAATCCCGCACCACCACGATCCTCGAGGGGGTGCAGACAATGCTGCAGGACCACGAGACCAGGCTCCGCGATCTTGAGCGACCCTGATGAACCACTTCTCTGATTACGTCGCACTGGCCATCGCCATCCACGGCGTCGCCCTGGTGGTGGTCAACATGACCCCCACGCCCAAGGACAACAAGGCTCTCAACGATTACACCCGGCTCCTCGTCAAGTTCTACCGGGTCATCGAAGTGGCAGCCGGCATCATCAGCCCCAGAGTGAAGCGCTAGATCACCGTCCTGGTCTGGTGGTTCGGGTCGCTCTCATCGAGCGCGGAACTCCTAATTTGCCCCAAATTTGGCGATGGCTTGGTGTCGGCCGCCTCCAGAGACGCGATCCAGCTGTCGTAGGACTCGCGCATGGGTATCTTGGCCGGCAGCTTGAGCCACTTCCGCACCGCGATCGGACAACGCAAGAACACAGAAGCGCCCTTGTCGTAAGCGATGAAAAAACGTCCGTTCCAGTCCTTTCCTGTCTCAACCGTTGTCGTATGGCTGAGATGCAGTCGTTCGCGTTTCATGGCTTGCAGGTGAGATACCAGCCGCCGCTGCCGCCCGGCATCCAGCGCGGATTCCAGTTCTTGCGGCTGTAAACCACGCCGCCGCCCTTGGTGTTGTTGGCGTAGCCGCCGCCAACGAGCATGGCCTCGCCATTTGGATCGTTCTGGATCCAGGCGGCATCGGTGTAGCCGATGATCACGGACCAATGCCCGCCGCCGCTGGGGGCCGTCACAGGGCCTTTGTGCAGCCAACCCACGGCAACGGGCCGGCCTGCGTTGATCTCTTCCTCCAGCACTTTTGGGTTGCCGTTGGTGTGGAAGTCAGCTCGCAATCCCAAGGATCGCAACGCTGCCAACTGGGCTTCTGCTGATGTGGTGTCGCCAAACTTCTGGCGGATGGCGTTGTAGGCGTCGTCGCCTACCACCTTCCCCCAGAACATGGCGAGCATGGCGCAGCTGGAGGAGAAGCACTCGCGGTAGCCGCTGCCGCTCTTGTTGTCGTTCTGGCTCTGCCATCGCACGTTCAGTGGGTTGCGTGGCAGGGCCTCACCCTGGCCGGGCCGCTGCTTGCGCATCAGCTCAATCAAGAGATCGGCGTAGCGGGGGTTGGTGGCGTACCCCTGGCGCTGGAGCTCACTCGCGGCCGCTTCGGCGCTGCTGCTGTTGTTGACGCCGCGGTAGGTCTTGCCGTTGGCCGTGAAGTCCCGATACCAACGGTCCACCAGGTACGCGACGCACTCATCAAGACTGCGGAAATCAAGGAACTCATCGGTGATGGTGATGGTCTTGCCATTCACCACCTCAGTTGTTTTGTGCGATGAGCCAGGGCCTTTGAGCCCGAAGTAGTTGTGGCGGCCGCTGGTGTGCTTACCCCAGCCAGACTCAAGCGCCCACTGCGCGGCGACAAGGGAACACCACTTGGCCCCAGCTGTTTTGGCCGCGGCTTCCACCCCTCCCCAGGTGTTGGGTGCAGGGCTGACCAACACCGGCTCTCGCCAAACATCTACCCATTCAGATGATTCAGTGAGCAGCCCGGGGTCGGCTTGTTTGATCTGCCGCCCCAGCTTGACGATCGCGTTGATTTGGTGCTCGAGGCCTTTGTAGTTCTGCCAGAACTGCAGCCACCGTTCATCGGTGAACTGGACTTGTTCGATCGGCATCTGCTGCAGGTCTCTGCACCATCAAACCGTTCATCCCTCGAGCGCTGCCACACACGCTGCAAGAGCATCGGTCTGCAGGTGCAGGTAGCGCTGCACAGAGGCCAGCGACGTCCACCCGCCGAAGCTCATCAACTGGTGCAGGGGGATGCCGCGGGCAGCCAGCTTGCTGGCGCAGGTGTGGCGCGTGGTGTGCACCGACAGTGCCTCATCCTCACCGCAGCCGATCGCTTCCTTGGCCTTCTGGAACAGGCGCTGAAACTCCCAGTAGCGGTAGGAGAACACGGTCTGCCGGCGAACAGCAGGGATGTGGGGCTCGAGAGCTTGCACGGCTCGGGCCGTGAGTGGGACCGATCGGGTCCGGTTGGCTTTGGTTTCGGAGAACGTGACCTTTCTGTTCACCAGGTCCACGTCCTCGCCACGCAGGCGCTCGACCTCGCCCCAGCGGGCGCAGGACTCGAGCAGAAACACCAGGCAGTCGGCCGCGGCGGCATGGCCGATGCTCACCAGGTAGTGGCACATGCCATCGCGTTCTTCATCGCTGATCACCCGGTCCTTGGTGTTCTTGAGCTTCAGCTGTTTCGGGAACTGGGGTGTGGTGGTGATGTGCCCGCGCAGCTGGGCATCGGAGAACATGGCCCGCAGCGCTGACACCTTCTTGTTGACGGTGGCTGGGCGGTTGCCCGAAGCCAGCAGATGGCGCCGCCAGGCGTCGATCTGAGGGGTGCTGATGTCGGTCAGCAGGGTGTTGGCGCCGAAGTAGTCGACAGCGGCCTGGCTGTAGAGGCCGGCGGTGCGTTCAGAGCTGCAGCCACGCCAGCGAACATCCATCGACAGGCGGCGTGCATCCTGCAGCGAGAACAGGGGCAGCGGGCTGGCTTCCTTGTGCAGCAGCAGCTCGAGCAGCTCACGCTTGCGGCCCAGGGCCTCCTGTTTGGTCTTGCAGAGAGCGGTCTTGCGTTGGCCAGCAACGGTCACATCAGCGACCCAGCCGGTGGGTGTGCGGCGAACAGAGCCAGACATGGTGCAGGTGGTTGTTGGGTGTGCGGTCAGAGCTCAAGCAGCTGTCGTTTCAGCGCTTTGCCCTTGGGGGTGAGGAAGGCGATGAACCGTCTGCCTTCCTCTGGGTCTTTCTCGGTTGTGACCAGATCAAAGCCTGGCCTGCCCTTTCTGTGTTGATCACCCAGAGCGTGAACGGTCCGGGATACGGCAGAGGGCGAGAGGTTCAGCTTGTCCTCGACGAACTTGAGGGTGCATGGCTCGTTTTCGGCGATGACCAGGAAGACTTGGGCGAAGTGGGCATAGAAGTGAGTGGGTTCCAGGACAGCAAACAGGCCCAGAGCCCGGTCCAGTTGACGAAGATCCATGGCCCAAAGCGAGCGCGACTCCTAGGAGTGTGGCACTTGCGCACTGCAAGCTGAGCAGGCGTCGTTGCAGGGGTAAACCACAGCTCGAACCCAGCCCAGGACTGGCGCCATGGCACTTCCAGCGATAGGAGGAGGGCGTAGTGCATCTGCATTGTATTTGTCGCAGGTGAGAAGCATTGCACCTAGGCGGCCAGTTGGTGCTGGCCGCCAGGGATCCTCTGCAGCGTTATCAGGCGGCCACCCTGCGCTTCACGTCCACCGCCGGGATGGTCCGCATCAGCCGGTCCACCATCGCCAGCAGCCTCTTTGAGTCCTCCATGCACTCCACCGCCAGCGACACCACCTCTCGCGTGGTGGTGGCAGGGCTTCCCATCAGTCCGGCCACACGATTGAGGTTGTCTCCGATCTGCGAGCAGGCCAGGCCGATCACGGCCGCGGCGTCATCGGGTGTCACCGCCAGGTCGAGCTGAACGGGCTTGGCCTTGGCCTCAAGCTCCTCAAGGATCCAGCCATCCATCCAGACAGCGAACTCGGGTGAGATCCAGCGGGCCAGGTCCACGGCCAGGCGCGGATGCACCCAGGTGCCACGACCGGCGTTGGGCCCGGTCACCACGGTCTGGGCCAGGAGGTCGGCCGGAATTCCGGTCGACCCCTGCAGCGCCTGCATGTACTCAGTGGCTCGCAGGTTGACTGCGTAGTGGTGCCAGCGGCGCCCAGCCACTTGGCACATGGCCGTGGCGTTGACGTAGCCATCGGCGCGGCGGCGCTGAATGGCGTGCCCGTTCCATGAACGGGTCACGAGCGCAGAGCTCTTCATGAGTTTTCAGATCATCGGAGGCCTGCTGCTGCCAGCAGGTGTGTGCAGCATAAGCACACCGGCCCTGCTGCGGTCAAGGGGTGCCGGGCCTCCAGTGGGGTTTCAGGGCAGCCCCGATGAAGCCACCCACCCCTGCGCTTCTTCCCTCTCGGAGGTGTTGTATCCGCGCCGACCCGGCGTGATCGAGCCTAGGAGAGGCGCTGCAGCGGCTTCCCTTCGATGCCATACAGCGTGATGAGCTGCCGAGCGCTCTCCCCCAGCAGCAGCTGATTCCCGAGTCGGTGCGGGTGAGGCCGTGTGCGCAGCCAGCTGACCGGGCAGCCACTGCAGCGGCCTTTGCCTCTCAGCCGGCTGGCCAGTTGGGTAGCGGTCGACTGGCTCACGCCCATCACCGCCATGAAATCGGACACGTGATCAGCCTGGCCAGCGGCCACGCGCACCAGGGCCTCGAGTTGCTGCACCGTCAGGTCCGGGTCTGCGGTTCTGGCCGCGGCGAGAAAGGCCGCCAGATCGGCGGCCGTGTTCAGGTTCGGCATGGCGTCAGGGGTGGGTGATCTGAACCGTTGCGGTGCCATCGAGCGGCACGCCAAGGCGCTGGGCAGCGCCGGCGCTCAGGTCGATCGAGTCGCAGTCGCAACGGTCTGTCACAGGCACGGTGAGCACGCGGCCTTGGTGGCTGACCCGAACACGGGTGCCGCATGGCAACCACGGGTGAGCAGCACTGATTCCCCAGTGCTGATAGGTGTGGCCGCAGGCGGTCTGCCGGCCGTGATACCAGCCGTCGTAGACGGTGGCGGTGACGTGTCGGCCGCCGGCGATCGCAGGCGTGATCGGCTGCAGCAGCAGCAGTAGCAATGGGATGCGCATCGGCTGGTGGTTGTTGGTGAGGGAAGGGCAGCACATGTGACGCGCTGCCCGTTTGCCATCAGTCCGTGGCAGGCATCCCAACCTCAAGCACGTGAGCGCAGAGGTTCGAGATGCTGCGGCCTTGATCGAGTGCTGTTGTGATCAGCCTCTGGTGCAGGGCGTAACTGATGGTGATGGTGATTCGAGCGGGCTTTCGTTTGGCGATGGCCAGCCGATCACGTAGCGAGACAGGTTCCATAGGACCCCTCTGGTGACACAGGGCAGGTGAGCCCTGCAGAGAGGGCCCGCAGGCCCTCAGTGCAGAGATCAGGGCCCGGTGTGCTGACCGGTGGCCGGTTGGGCCGTGAGGGCCCCTTGTGGCGGCTGCTGTGCAGTGGTGAACAGGATGCCCAGGCAAAACCAAATTGCGAACAGGGCGAGGCGGTTATGGGTCACTGATCAGGCCTCCTCGATCACTTCAGGGCCGCAAATCATGTTTGCCGCCTTGGTGGCATCGCTCAGCACCTTGAACAGGACCTTTGGCCCTTCTTTGAGCACCTTTGCCCAGCTGTCCAGATAGGCGGCATGGTTCTCAGTGCTGCTGGGGATGGCCAGCCGGTTGCAGATCAAGAAGGCGCCGAGTTCGGCTACCAGTTCTTCGCGGGCGTAGTCATCAGAGCCAAACGGGTTGCCCAGCTTGCGAGCCAACCTGCTGCTGTGGCCGGTGCTGTGCACCTGCTCGTGAGCCCAGGTTGCATAGAGCCCAGCACCGCTCGAGAACTGCGCTCGAGTTGGCATGGTGATCGCATCCGTAGCGCTGCTGTAGAAGGCGCGATCACCGCCCCACGTGGTGGCCACCTGCCATCCACCTAGGACCTGTTCAGCATCAGCCAGCCGCTCAGGTTCAGGCTTGACGATGACAGCACCGGTGGCCGCGGCGATCGCAGCATCCAGCGACTGCTGAGCCTCTTCGTCACGACCCACCAAGTCCGCGACATTGAACACACACGCCGGCTTGTAACTGACCCATGCCGCAATCAGCGGCTGGCCATCAGGGCCCAGCACCGGTTTGCCGTTCTCATCCTCCTGGGCCCGTTTGTTCAGCTGAGGCCTGAGCACGTAGCAGCCCTGCGAACCCTTGCGGGGATACCAGCCCTTGCCCTTGGCTTGAGCACAGCCCAGCCACAGC